TAAGCCGGTAGTAAGCCCATCAATGCTCACGTCTGCCGCATTGGCCCCTGGCAGCAGTTGCATGATGCGATCAATCACCGCCTGCTGATTCAGTGGATCGCCCGACTCTTCTGGCTCCCACTGCGTCACGGTCAGCCGGTAGGTAGGCCGCACATCAACTTCCCCGGTCTCGGCGGGCCTAGAGGCTGTGCCCATGGGTGAGCGCCAAATCACAACCTCTACCCCTACAGGCACTGCGGTGGGTTCGATTGCCTCCGATGGCCAAAAGTGCGCCAGGGCTGGCCTGGTACCGCCATCGGCTAGCCGATGAAGTCCGATCAGGTCTGCCAGCGTGTCGTCTGCTTCCAGTAGATCAAAGATGGCCAGGCTTGTGGTGGGCAACATTTCGTGTCAGTACAGGGACTGGGAAAACTCTACCTGTACAGACTCACACTGAGGTATCCTTTCGGCATGCCAGCGACGCCCAGCGACATCCCAGCCGTGCCCGATTGGGAGCCCATCCAGCTCTCGGTAGGGCAACAGTTTGAGATCGAGCGGCATAGCCGGCTTCTGGATGAAGTTGATGACGTGGCAACCCTAAGGAACCTGGCAAAAATGCTGCTCCAATCGTGGATTATGCAACAGGCCGCCACCAAATGGGCCATCTCACAAGGGGGCCTGAAGCGATGAGCTGCGGTTGGGTTCGCCTGATCTGCGAAGAGCCTCAATCCCCGCCAGCAGGGCAAGAGGGGCAGCCTGTCGTCATTGACGTTCAACCTGAAATCGTTGCCCGAACGCTTCAGCGTTTGCAGGCCAACGGTTGGCAAGTTATCTCCCAGTGGACTTTATGAGCACCAACAGCCCAGCATGGCTAAACCATGCCCGCCGCATTGTCTGTGAGTTTGAGGGTTGTAGCCTCATCTCCTATCCCGATCCTGGCAGCGGCGCAGCGCCCTGGACTATTGGATGGGGGCATACAGGCCCTGAGATCAAACAGAACACACGCATCAGCCAAGCAATGGCCGATGGCTTTCTGATCGTTGATCTCAAGCAGATGGCAAGCCACCTGTTCTCTATCTTGCCGCAGGCTGCCAACTACTCCCCCCAGCAGCAAGCCGCGCTGGTGAGCTTTGTCTACAACGTGGGGCCCGGTGCCCTTGAGGAATCCACCCTTAAAGAGCGCCTGGACAATGGCGAAGATCCCCTAACGGTCGTATCAGAAGAGCTGCCACGGTGGAACAAGGCAAGCGGCAAAGTGCTGGCAGGCCTCACCAGGCGCCGCAAAGCTGAGGTTGAACTTTTCAGGAAAGGTTCAATCCCTATCAAGACTGCCACTGAGGAGCCCACGGCAAAACAAGAGGCCGCACCTCCACCCGCACCCGTGTGGCCCGCTGGGATGGTTGGCCCCCAAAAACGGCCAGATCTTAAGCCCGGTGATTTTCACGTTATTGCCAATGATATTGCTGAAGTGATGACAGCCTTCACCCATGACGGGCAGAAGCTGTGGCAGATCCCCTGTCTCTGCCGTGGGCAGGGCAAGGAAGCCGAATGGTCCCGCACTGGGGAAGACACCCCACCCGGTCTATATCTTGTGGGCAAGGTTTACCGTGATTATGAAGAGGATCCCTCGGAAACCTTCTCTGAAGAACGCCGCGCTTATGGCTGGTTTTCTTTCGACCTGATTGGCCAGGAGGGGCAGGAGGGACCAGATAGCAAGCCCTACCGTGATGGAATCATGATCCATGGTGGCGGTAGTGCCTGCGGCTGGCCTGGTGCATGGAAACCACATCAGCCCTTGCACAGCACACTTGGCTGTATCAGGGTTCACAATCAGGACTTGAAAGAGCTTCTGTTGCCCTTGCATGGCCTGGGGCGCATCTGGGTTTCGGTATTGCAAGAGGCAAAGTAAATGGCACTTGCGATTGAAGCAATTAGGCAAATTTTGATTTCCGCAGAAGGTCACACATCACTAGGCAAAAAACTTGGATGCTCTAGGGAAACAGTCAGAAGGGTGCGGGCTGGCCTTCTGTATAAGGATGTCTTGCCGCATATTGAGCGCAGGGAATATCGTTATGCCTTGTGTCATTCGTGCAAATTCTATGATCAAAAAAAGAAGGTATGTGATCTAGGCTTTCCTGAAGCAGAGCATGATGTCAACCTTCCCGGTTATGACACCAGGGAAACAGGGCTGAACTATGCCAAGCGATGCGCAACCTACCTGGAGGCAGATGAAAAAGATTTGGCCGCTTAGCCCCTATCAGGATCTGGGCTAGTGCTATAGTGCAGGAGTGGACATTGGGTAAGGGGGCCCAGGGAGGTGAGAAACCCTGGGTCTTTTTTTGTCCGCACAACAAAAAGCCCAGGACATGCCTGGGCCCTTTGATCTTCCTTGGCGTTGTGGGGATCAGCCTTCGCCGCCTTCTCCGTTGTCATAGATGGTATAAACTTCACCCAGTACATTCATCGTGAAGTTATACTTGGTCAGAGCGCCAGCATCGCCCTCCTCGGACTTGCTAGCCAAACGGCCATAGCAAAGTTTCATCTCGCTGGTGCCACCAGGCCCAACCCGCAGCCACTTAAAGCCAAGGTTTTGCGCAACGGAATACTCCTGAAGCACCGTAAGGATCTTGTGATCCACAGATTTATGAACCGTCATGCCTTTGTAGGCAATGGTGTGGGTGTTGCTCACACCGACTGTGATTGTGGCGCCACGGTTGATGGCGTCATGAGTGATGACGGTTTCATCGTTCGTCTGGGAGCTAATTGGAGCGCCCGTCACGTTCAGGAGCTGGATTGGGGCGCCCGTGCCATCCAGGGGATAAGCCGCAGCGCCTACGGTCAACTCAAGCAAGTCAGTTGCGGCATCAACTTCAGCCACAACAGCCAGGTTGCCGCTCAGTGCATCAGCCACATCAAGCCAGGCCGTCAAGCCAGCGCCGCCAACAGCAGCAGTCCGAGCATCTTCCAGCACAATCTCATTCATGAACATCGGGACGATGTAATGCTGAATCGAGACCTGTGCTGTGTAGGCAACAGTGGTGGTCATGGTCCGTGGGGTTGTTTCTGTGTTAGTTTTCCCGCCCTGCAGCAATCAGCAGCTTTGCATCATCAACAGCAGCCACAAACGCACTTCGCGGCACTGCACCATTAGGAATTATCAAGGAAGTTGATTCGCCAGTATCAGAATGGAATGTCCGCACTTGGCCGCTAGCCGATGCCTTGGCAATCAGCAAGCCGCCCCACTGATCAGCACTGACGCGATAGGGTGCCAACAGGATTGCATCATCAGCAGCCCAGCAAAGCCGCTTGGGTGCGTCTGCATTTTTCCCCTGTGCTTCTAGGTCAGCAAGCCATGGGCCATCCAACACGAATGGCGGCAATAGATTCCGCTGCAATAGTTCAAGCATTGCAGCCCCAGCCGCGCTAGTTGGTAGTGGTTTCTCATTTAGGTCACCCCAGACATAGAAATCAGATAGCACGGGCATATCACCTGAAGGCTGAACACCAGCAGCCGCGAGCGTATAGCGATTTCCCTCAGCAATCAATAGTGCTAGCTGGCTGATTGCAAGTTCTTGGCGGTGGAGATGTTCCCTTTGGGCTTTGTAACCCGTTTCAACGGCTTGGATGACGTAATCAGCTGGGAGGCTTCCGAAGCGTTCTCGGCTAAATTCTGCTGATCCTGGCCAGAGTCGCTTACAGTCCCAGTAGAGTTCTCGCCAGTTTGGTCGGTTGCAACTGATTGCCTCACCCCTAGAGACTTTCCCAACATGTTCTCAATCTCTTTAATCTCCTCCTCTGGGTTGATCTTTTTACCTGCGTTTTGCTCCTCAAGGAAGAAGCCATGAATGATTTGCCGCAGCTCACCAGGAAGCTGACGGGTTTGCTCATCACTCCAGCCAGAGTGGATCCTGCTGAGCAGAATGGTGACCGATCGAACCACCACACGATTCGTGCAGATTGTGGCTTCATCTAAGAAGGGAAGAACGATTGATTGATGCAGGATTTCAATCGTTTTCTCTTCTGGTGTCAGCCTTGATTTGCCACCACAATAAATAAAGTGTAGCGTCAACAGAAGCTGAAAACAGCGATAGGGAGACCAGGTTGGTGGTTCTGAGATGTCACCAATGTCTTTGCTCAGGTCTACGCTGGTTTCATATAGCAGACGATTAAGGGCGTTCTTTGGGTCAGCAGTACCAAGCTGCTCTAGCTCATTAACCGTCAGGTAGCCGAGCCTAGGGATATAGAACTTGCCACCCTTCCATTCAATTTCAAATCGTGCATCCTTGACGGACTGTGGCTGCTGCTCCCACGGGATAAGGTCAACCGACATTTTTTAACCTGCCGTGCTTAGATTGTGCTTTCTCATTTTATCTTATTCCACGCTACTACGAATGCCCTATTGAACTTCCCCTCATAGTCAAATTCATCGATGCCAGAGACTTTCACAACACCAAGGACAGCAGATGTCCATGGCCTGGCGGGAAGGCTTACCTTTGGTCTGTCCTTATCGCCCCATGGGTGGATGCTGGCGCCATAATGCACAGCCGTGGCATAACCCACGGACCACTTAAAGGTCGCTGTTAGGCCGTTCATGGTGAAGCTATTGCTAGCCCTTAAGGTGCCACGATCAACAATGTTTCGAGGGGTGCCCACCTCCTGGCCATTAGAACGGATCGTCACCCGTGGCCAATCCCAAGCCTTAGAACCCAAGGCCGCCTGAAAGGCAGAGTTCAATTCAGGAAACACAATCCTTGCTGCCGTCTCAGCAGCCTGCGCCGTTCGACTGCTAAACCCAGTTGAGACCTTGACGCCCGTAACCTTGACCCCTACTCTCATCGTCCTGCCGCAAAGGTGCCGGTAAATTCATCGCCGGCTTCCACCCTGACCAGCGCATCAATCCCACCTACAGAAGAGAGGGTGGCAATCGTCACATGGCCGCGCTCACCATCAGTGACCGCAGGCAGGGCAGAGAGATCACCTAGGAAGGCCTCCAATTTCTGCCCCCTCGGCAGGCCCGCTGGCTTTAGCCCCGTGTCATTCCATGCCCAGGCTGCACCAGCATCTAGCCAGTTCCCACCAGCAGGAACCACAGCCCATCTGGTGATATTACCCTCAATGCTCGCGGCGCCAATATCACGGCCCCCAGAGGATTGCTCCCCTGAAGGGCCGGACAATTCAGCAAAGGCCTCGATGACCACCGCTTCAGTGTTGGGCCTGATGCCTTCCCTGAGAGAAGTAATTGCAGCGGTTGGCCGATGCCAAAGCATCCGCAGGCTGGCAAAATCAGCAAAAGGTGTGGCCATGCCCTAGTTTTCCCCTCCCATCACCAGGGCAGCGGGTGACTAGGATCTCTAGCAATGATCCCGAGCTTGTCA